TTGAGCTCGTCACGGATCGTGTCGAACATCTCCTTGATCTTCGCCCTGATCTCCGTCGGCACCAGGTTTTCCGCGAGGACCTTGCGGATCTTCTTCAGCAGCGTCTCGAGCTTCGGGGTGTCAAGGAATGTCCCCTGGACTGCGGCGCTGATCGTGCCTAGCCGCTTCTTCAGGTTCTTGACGCCTGGGACGAGATCGTCGCCGGTCGCGGAAAACCCGAGCTGCTTGAACTCCTTCGCCGTCACGGCCTCGACGAACGCTTCACGCAACTGCTTGCGAATGTCCTTCTCCTGCGCGGCCAATTGCAAGAGTTGGTCTTCGAGGTTGAGCTTGCGGGTGATGTCTCTAGTGACCGCGATGCGTTGGCTGATCAGCCGTGATGCTTCCTGCAAAGCCGCGAGCTGCTGCTTCAGCGATCCGAGGCCGCCGCGGAGGAGGATGCGGGCGATCTGGTTGTCGAAGAAGGTGTTGCGCTGCGACGCAGTTATCCCCGTGCGAGCGGGCAGCGAGACGGTGGGGGCCGGAGGGACAGGCAATCCCGTCCCGGCGGCGGGTGTGCGAGTACCCCCTTGCGTCGTCTTGCCCGGTGCTGTGGCGGGCGCGTGGTGAGGTCCGAGTCCTTGCGTCGCCGACAGGTTCGTGTTGATCACAGCGGCGGCGTTCGCAGATGCGGCCTCCATGTCGTTGAGCGTCTGCTGGAACTCGGCCTTCATCCTCTGGAACGGTCCGCCGCCGAGCTTGTCGGGAAGGTGCGTGAACGGCTCGATGATCTTCAGGACGATCTCGAGCGCCAACTTCTCGGCGGCTTTGCCGGCAGCCCGCAGGCCCGACTCGATCCCGGAGACGATTTGCTTGCCGATCGCCTCGCCGATCCCGATGAACACCGATGCGACCGCCTTAAAGGCTGCTACGAGCAGCAGCGCTGTCTGCTTCGCGACCGCTCCCCAGTTCACATGTGCGAGGAAGTCCGCGACAGCGGCCACGGCAAGTTCGATGCCGTGGACGATCTGCTGGCCGACCTGGTTCCAGTTCACATGCTGGATCGCCAGCCGCAGGTTCTGGAGCAGAACCACGACGGCTCTGCTGAGCGCGTGGGCGGCACGTTCGATCTGGGCGCGCCAATCGACAGCGGCAAGCGCATCTCCGATCTGTCTGGCGATCCTCGACGCGGCCTCACGGGCTTGCCCTGCTAGGCGCGACCAGTCAATCACGGCAATCTCATTAGCGACCGACCGGAAGAGATCACGTCCGATGTGCTCGAGCCCCTCGAACACGATCCTGAACTTCGCCCTCGTCGTCTCCGCCTCCGACAGCTTCCGGACGAACCCGGCCAGCCCCACCGCCGCCTTCGTCAGCGCCGGCGCGACCAGACCGATACCCGACCCGACGAGATCCTTGAACCGCTCACGAAGCACGTTCAACGCACCGGGCAGCGTCTTCCCTGCCGCTGCCGCGGCGCCGCCGTAGCGCTTCTCAAGGTCCGCGATGATCAGGCGTTGAGCCTTCAGGGTGTCGCCGTGCTTGACCGCGGAGTCGATCGCAGCCTTCTCCGAAGCCGTCAACACCACATAGGCACGTCGCAGCGACCCGGCCGCTTTCGCCGGGTCCTGCAACGCACGGCCAACCGCGACCGCCGCCGCTTGCACCGACCGCCCCGACCTCACCGCGAAGTCCAGGGTCGCCTTCGTCGCTTCGGTGAAGATCTGGTTTCCCTTCCCGGCGAAGTTCCGGATGTTCTGGAACGCCAACAGCACGTTCTCGCCCTGACGGATCACCTCGTCGTCAACCCCCGAAAGGTTCGACAAGGATTGGCCGAGCTCGTCGATCTGGCGGGCGGTCACGTGCGCCACTCCGCCGGTCGATTTGATCGCCGCCTGCGTCTGCGCCTGGATCTGCGTGTTGTCCTTGAACTCAGCGATGCCGGAATGGACGGCACCGGTAAGTGCCTCCATCGCCTTCTCGACCGCAAAGATCACCACGGTCGATTTCGCCAACGCGGCGAACCCGATCCGCAGATGACCAATCGACGTGTTCAGACCCTCGGCGCCGCGCGCGACGGATTTGAAGCCGCGGTTTACCTGGTCGGCGTCAACAACGATGTCGATGGAGACTTTGCGCGCCATGTCAGCTTTCTTTCAGGGAGTCCCACATCCCGACGATCTCCGTCAACGACAAGTTCTCCCTGACGATGTCGGTCCGCTTCAGGTTGAACCTGGCGGACATCCACGAAGACCACATCAACGACGGGTCTCGGCAAAAGTCGCCGAGGTCGAGCTCGCCGCCTGGTGAGCAGATCACTTCGATTCGTCTTCCGACGAGTCGGATCCCGGCGACACGCTGGGCTGCGTCCCGCCGTCTACGGCCGGGGGGCCGTCATCACCCTCCGGCTCGTCACCGTCGATGAACTCCACCTGCGACAGCGACAAACCCTCCACCGCCCTCCCGATCCGTTCCGGAGAACGGTCAGGATGCTTCGCCCGCATCGACGTAGCCATCAACGCCAACAGAATCGGCGCACGGCCACGGTCAACGTCGTCCTCGATCGCCGCGAAGAAATCGGTCACAGGCATCCCTGTGAAACGGTCAATGAGGATCAGATCCTTGGCTCCGTCTGAAACAGACCAAGGGTAGAACTCGCCGGCGAACTCGAACCCGGCCTCAGCCATCCCGGTTGCTCCCTTCTATCTCTCGAAGATGTCGGCGACCCTGTCGAGGGCACGCTCGAACTCCTGCTCGATCCGTCCCTCGTCCCTGGAGCGGGCGGGGATCAGAGCCTTCGTCATCTGCAACGCACCCCACTCAGGGTGTTTGCCTGTCGTCTTCCGCAGCGACTGCTCAACCGCGACGCCGCGTTGGCGGACACGTACTTTGAACCCGGCCGCGGACCGGGTGCTGTACTTGGAGAAGTCCTCGGCTGCGTCGGCACGGACGACCTCACCGACACCCTTGAGCGCTTTCCGCACCTCTGCTTTGGAGCTGCGCTCGGCGCGTTGGCATGCCCGGAGAAGCTCCCGGTACCCGCGTACTCTGAGAACTTCCCCGGCCATACCGTTACGACGTCGCCCAGGACCACACCGCACCGTTCGCCGGACGGAGAACAGCCTGGATCTCCGCGCGAGCGTTCAGTTGGGCGTTCAGCCCGTCGTATTCGTACAGCTGCGCAGTACCGCCGAACCACGGGTTCGTGCTCGAAGTGCCACCCGAGGTGGGGCGGACAGAGAACACGAACACCGAAGACGCCGTGTAGAGCGTGTTCAGCTTGGAATGGATCGAGTTCGATCCGAAGTCCTGCAGCAGACCGAACGTTGCCGTCTGGTCACGGTTGCCAGGCAGGAACTCCTTCGCGCCCGTGGACGAGAACCCCGACACATCGACCTGCTCCTTGCTGTCGGGAAGATCGACGCTGAACGCATGCTCTGACACGTCCAGTCCGTCGATGATGATCGCCACATCGGTGGCGAGGAACTTAGCCATCGCTTGGCCCCTTTCCGGGATGTTGAGGAACGACGAAACGCCCCGAACGGGGCTGGGTGTTGCTGTGATGCATCCCGGTTAGAGCTCGATCTGGAGGTGCCAGGTCGTTCCCAGCACCTCGGTTCCGTTGTCGAGGGTGATGAGTTGCGAGCCGTCACACGACGTGACAGCGCAGTTATCGACGGTGTGGTTGAGCGTGCGGTCGGACTCGAGCGCCGCCCACACGTCTTCGTCGCCGCCCGGAAGAAGCCATTTGTCCAGACGAACCTCTGCCGCCTTGTTCAACGGTTTGCCGGCGAGACCCTGGACGAGCATCGTGAAGCTGTGTCCGCCGCGGCTGAACGAGGTCGGCTCCATCACGTCGAACCCAGCGACGACGAGCGCGGGCGGCGTGTTGTTGCCCGACCTGTACGCGTTCTTCTGGCAGCCCGTGATCGTCGAGAGGTTCGCGACGATGCCGTTGCGGATGTCTTCCATGTTGACGCTCATGCGAACGGCTGCGGGACGATCCCGTACTCGTTATCCAACGACGCGGCAACGTCAGGGTCGATCCGGCCAAGCCTCGCCGCGGCGACCGCCTCCCCGATCACGGTGACGATTCCGTAAGGCGTCTCGCGTGCCCGCTTCAGAAGCCGCGCGGCAAGGATCTTCGCGGCCTGACGGACACGGTCCGGTGTCTCAGCCCACCCGAACGAACCCTGGATCTGGATGCCGTTCGGCCAGAACGGAAACATCGACCCGTTCTGCGGCCGCAACACCACACGGTCGTACGGGATCCCGTCCGCGGCCGCGTTGATCGGCTCCAGCCAGAACTCAACGCCGTCCGTCCAGGATGTTTCGTAGACGCCGTCGCCGTCCAAGTCCACGTTCAGCGAGGTCAACGCGTTCAAAGCGTCGATGTTGACGTGGCAGCCACCCGGCCGGTAGTAGCGGCGCCACACATGGACGGGGGTCGAGTACACCCGGGTTTCGGTGGTCGGGTGGTAGCGGGTGTTCTTGTAGCCGCGGATGATGTCCGAAGCGCCCGAGCACGCCATGTCGATGTCATCGTCCGCGTACGACTCGCCGGTGTCGATCTCGAGGGTTTCCTTGAGTTCGGCACGGGTGATGTACAGCGACGACGTCGCCGGGGCGGCGCCGACGGTCGCCGTTACGGTCAGGTCGTCGATCCGTACCTGCGCCGGGTCGAGGCTGCCGTCGAGCGACCAGATGATCGTGTACTGGCCCGCAGTCGCAGGCGCCGTCAACGTCGCGACATAGATGCCTGTCGTTCCGATCTCGTTGATGCCCGCGGTCTGTAGAGCGGTCACGACTGTGTCGCCCTGGTAGATGCCAACCTCGATCGTCCCGACCAGGCCACTCGTACCGGCCGCGAGTTCATCCGTGAAGGAGGCGGAGGGCTGAACGTTCATTTGGCTCCTTCCATCAGATGAACTCCGCGTGCGCCTGCGGCGCGAGGATCTGGTTCAACGCGACGTTCGGGAGATGACCGCGACACATCACACGGCAGTCGCTCGACACCTTCGCGATCCGTGAACGAGACCACACGTCACCGAACGCCTCATGCGACAGGTCGCCGAGCTCGGCGCCGGGATGCTCGCGCTTATTGACGCACGTCCAGACCTTGCCGTTCGGCGTGACCACCGTCTGCAGTCCCGACCAGAAGCACGTGTGGTAGCTGTGCCCCGCCCATTCCTGGTAGACGCGGAACCGGTCGGTGTCGACGATCACGTGGTCGAAGTGCGCGAGCTGCTCCAGTTCCTGGAGTGCACGTGTGACCCAAGCGGTGTCCTCAGCAAGTGCGTCCGGGTGGACTTGTTCGTACATGATCGTCGGCCGAAACTGGATGTAGTCGGCTCCGAGCTCGTGGACGAGCGACGCTGCCTCCCACACCCGCCGCCAGTTCGTCGGTGTCACCAGATAGCCGACGCCAACAGCGGCGTCACCGTCAGCCTCCACGAGGCGCACGATGTTCGAGCAGACCTGGTGGAA